TGGCTAAACTTGAATCAACTTATGATGTTATAATAAGTAAATTAGAGTCGGATAACTCCTTATTTCATGGTCAATCGGAAGAACGGAAAGAACATAGTTTATTGCAATACGATGAGATAAGAGAGTTAAAAGCGGAGATTAAAGAGTTGAAAGCGGATAATAATAAACACTATCCAAAGGAATATCAAGCCGAAGCACGTGACTACTTTAATCACAATCCTAATAGTGAAAAACTATGGTTCTTTATGGTTGGAGATAGTGAAGTTGATGAAGATGGTGATGTAAGAAAGACATTCAATGTTGGTGTTGATGCAATAGCGGAGTGTGATAACTTCAATGGTGACATAAGCACGGAGGTGTATAGATAACATGTGTAGTATGTGGGTTATGATATGGCATATATATCTTGTGCACACATAAGGTAAACAAAGCCACTCACTCAATCACACTCAATCAATAGAGTAAACACAATGCCCCCGTAAATGGGGGCGTTTTGTTTGTGTATAGTCTCGTGGTTGTGGCGTTGTCGTATCTTGGGGACGTTCACGGTAATGGTGGGCGTTCCCTTTCCTCAAATATCCATTAAAATTCAACTAATATTATAATGTAACCAAAAAAGTAACTCAATCGGGAAGGGTAGGAGGACAATGTAACGGGGGTATGCCGATAAAAAAAGGGGTACACTCATTCTAATGTAATTTTTCAAATTTGTGATTCCAGCCACAATTTAGCAATAGATTCTTTACAATATAATATACTGATGGAACTTTATTAATATATATATATTATAATATACTGTATTAATATAAGGGGAATTTGGTTTTTAAAAATAAACTGATGTATATTACACTATGGATTTCAAAACTATAAAAGAAACAGAACATTACATTTACGACTCGGAAGACGAGTTTCGTGTTCACCATCCTAGCGTACCTGTTCGTCATAACTGGCGTCATGGTGATGAAGGGGAGTGGGTTTTTACTGATGACGGATTTGTGTGTCAAATCCTGCGTAAAACTAAGATTTCTAAAGAAGTTGGTGATCCTAAGACTTGCATAAGAACTGTTTGTGGTACATTCATTGCTAGGGACAAGAAGAAAGAAATGCTTGGCGAAGATGGTATAGCAGAGAATATTTACTCATTTTCGGGTACAAACACAAGTCAGAAGGATTTCAATGAAAGGGGTCGAAATTCTAGAGAGTTGCTATTTGCAAAGTACGTTGCTAGTGGCTTGGGAGCTGTTGAAGCATATCAAAAAGCATATCCAGATGCTCGTAGTTCATCATACATCAAGAATCGTACAGATAAACTTTTAAAAACGGAGACAATTAGAAAAATGATAGATAAGCAGATAGAAGAAATTCTAAGCGAAGAGGGTGTTACTCCTAATTGGTTAATAGAAAGATATAAAACAATTGCTGACTTGGCTGAGAGTGATACTGCAAAACTGCGTTCACTTGACAGTCTTGCCAAAATAGCAGGTTTATTTGATCTTGGCGAGAAAAAGTCTGAGCAAGTAACAATTTGGGCGGGGTTTTCGCCTGAGCAGCTAGAGGAGGTCAAAAAACATGGAAAGCCAGAACTCGTTGCACATGCAGAAAAAAACAAAAACGACTAAAAAGAAGGAAATAATTGATCCTTGTCCGATCTGTGACAAGGAATTACACTTAAATCACGAATATACTCAAAGAGTTGGGCTGTTAGGTGATTTTGACGAGGTTATGGGCTGGCTTTGTCCGCATTGCAAGTCTGAGTTTGACACAGAGAACCATTTAACGAAATTTTTAGGTGAAGGTAACATAAGGGGAGAAGCATAATGCCATATTTTGGCAAAACAAGCAAAAAAAGACTAAGCACTTGCGACAGTAAGCTGCAAAAAGTCTTTAATGAAGTGATTAAGCACGTTGATTGCTCTATTTTAGAAGGTCATAGGGACAAGGATAGACAAAACAAGCTGTATGAAGAGGGAAAGACGAAGGTAAAGTATCCTAATGGGCGACATAATCGTCAGCCTTCTTCGGCTGTTGATGTTACGCCCTATCCTGTTGACTGGAAGGATCGAGAGAGGCAAACACTGTTTGCTGGGTTCGTAATTGGCGTTGCTAGTCAAATGGACATCAATTTAAGATGGGGCGGTGATTGGGATCAGGACTTTCAAGTTACAGACAACCGCTTCGATGACTTTCCACATTTTGAACTCAAGTGACAAAAAGGGACAAGGCTCGCCTGTTAAATCTATTTGTAGGGCTTTACAACCTCTACATATGGAATATGGGCGGTTCATTGTTTATATTTATACTGGGATGTTTAAATATTGGGGCTTATGTATTCAGTAAAAAGTGAATCTAATATCAACTATACTTTTGATTTTAACAATGAGTCTTATTGGACTCGAATCAGAAAGATTGAAGCCAAAGCCTTATCCGCTGGGTTCTGGGGATACTTTAATGGTTAGAATTGATGGATATGGGTTTTGTCCAATACATTGTGATATAGACCATTTTCACACTGGACATTTTACAAACTATGACTGTGAGGAGGATATGTGTAATCACATAACAATAAATGATGAAGAGTGATTTAACAAAACTTATACTACTTGTATGGATGTCATTTATGGCATATTTCATGTATTCCATGTGGGCAGACCTACATTACATAACTGATCTTGTCCATGCATACATTAAAATGGTCATGGAGCACGTTAGACCCTAATTGGCTAATTTAAACCTACATGGAGATATTAATAAGAATGAAGAGCTGTTAGCTAAAGCTTATGACAATCTTATTACTTTTGGTAAACTTTTCTCTCCTCAAGACTTCCTTGCCTCTGCAACACCTGATTTTCATGTAGAGGTAGGGGAGTTACTTTTAGATAAAGAAATACAGCAGTTAGGTCTCATCTTACCTAGAGACCATGCCAAGTCCACACTAGCAGCCACAGCAATTCTACATAGATTCCTATTCGCAGAGCAAGATAAACCAGAATTTATAGCTTGGATTGGAGAAGCACAAGATCAAGCAATTGACAATTTAAACTGGGTTATGAACCATATTGAGCTTAATCCAGCTATACATTACTACTTTGGAGACCTTCAAGGGAACAAATGGACGAAAGCCGAGTTTACGCTGACGAATGGCTGTAGAATGATCGCTAAGGGTGCAAATCAGCGACTTCGTGGAAAAAAGCAACTTTCGACTAGATTTACGGGAATGGTGCTTGATGACTTTGAATCAGAGCTGAATACGAAAACACCCGATTCGAGACAGCAAATCAAGAACTGGGTAACAGCAGCTGTGTTTCCAGCAATCGATTTCGATAAGGATGGGTTCTTGTGGTGCAATGGAACTATTGTTCACTGGGATTCTTTCTTAAACGGACTCGTTACGGGTTGGAGGGATGCTCGCAAGAGTGGGGAAGCATATTCTTGGAAGGTCTACACCAAAAAAGCAATTGAAGATGGTGCACCTATTTGGCCATCTCGTTGGCCGTTATCAAAATTAGAAGACCGTAAGCAATTTTATATTGATAGCGGAACTCCTGCAAAGTTTTATCAGGAGTATATGAATCAGGCAAAGTCGCCAGAAGATCAGATTTTTGCCGAGGAAGATATTAATGATGCACTTTATAGGGGAAATATACGATTTGAAGAAGATTCAGGTAGTTGGTATATTAAATTTGATGACGGACACACTGAGTATGTTAACATATATATTGGTGTCGATCCCGCTTCAACTATTGCTAGTAGGAACGATTATAGCGTTATCATGGTTTTGGGAGTTACTTCTGAGTATGACTACTATGTTATTGAGTATTGGCGTGAGCGAGTCCTCCCAATGGAATGTGCTGACAAGATTTTTGAAATACTTAAAAGGTATCACCCTGTAAGAAGGGTGAATATTGAAACTATTGCGTATCAGGAGATGCTTAGAGACTATGTTCAAAAGCGTAGTAAGAAAGAAGGGCTTTTCGTCCCAGGCATTGAACAAGGTATCAAAGGGTATACTCAGAAGAAAAAAGATAGGTTGTTCGAGGGATTGCAACCAATGTTCAAAGCTGGGGCTGTACATCTTAAAAAACTACATCATGAGTTTATTGGCGAGCTGTTGGATTTTCCAAAAGGCTCTCATGATGATACAATAGATGCTTTTTGGTTAGCTACGCAGTATGCTAAGGGAAATCCCAAAGCAGGCAAAAAGAAATTAGAGAAACAGGATGATGGCACTTATGCAAAGGCACGCAAGGCTTATAATTGGATTACAGGAAGACGTGTGTAATTTGCATTTAATACTAAATATTCAGTAAATTATAATCTATGATAGAACAGGATAAAAGAGCAGAAGAGATACAAGAGCGTTGGAGAAAGTGGTTTGATGCTCGTAAAGACTGGGATGTGCAAGCTAGAGAAGATATTGATTTCTATCTCGGCAATCATTTTACAGACGCAGAGGCAAAAGAGTTAGCTGAAAGAAATCAAATGGGATTACCCATTGATCGGTTATATGCTGCTATTGAGCAGTTTAAGGCTATTATTACATCTAAACCCCCAAAATTTTCTGCCGTTGGCAGGGAAGACTCAGATACAAGATTGGCACAGGTTTGGAAAACAATACTAGAATACATATGGGATAACTCTGATGGTGACGAAGTATTCAAGCAAGTCATACATGATTTCTCTGTAGCTGGTCTTGGTTACTTTTATGGGTTTATAGACCCTGAAGATGATTATGGTAGGGGTGAGGTTAAATTTACGTATGTTGATCCATTCCGTGTTGTTGTTGATCCTAACAGTAGGAATAAGTGGTTTGATGATGCAGCTGGTATGCAGCTTTCAACCATACTTACGAAAGATCAATTATTAGATGTATACCCTATGCTTGGAGAAGTTGGTGAAGATGATAAGGCTCTTATTGATAATATTGATAATTTAGGGTCTGAAGAAGAGACATATCCAAAATCTCAAAATAAACAGACTGGAGGATCATTTACACCAGATATTGTTAAAGACTATGATTGGGGTGATAAAGCTGAAAAGTATAGGTTAATAGAAGATTTTAGAAAAATTAAAGTTCCATTCTATCGTATTGCAGATATGCAAAGTGGAACAGAGAAAATTTTAGATAACAAGGGTCTACAAATGCTTTTGGCTGATGATGGCACTCAAGAAGCGTTTGACAGGGGACAATTTGATATTGTTGAGGTACAGCAAACTAGAATACAAGTAACATGTATTGTAGGTCAAGTTGTTTTATATGAAAAAATATTAGATACAAATATATTCCCCTTAGTACCTGTACCAAATATTTGGACTAACACTCCTTATCCAATGAGTGATGTTCGTAAGAACAAGGGATTTCAGAGGTTCTTGAATAAAGTAATGTCTTTAATTACTTCGCATGCACAGGCATCGTCAGGCTTGAAGTTGCTTATACCACAGGGTTCTGTACAAGATATAGAAGACCTTGAACGAGATTGGGCGAATCCCAATGCAACGATTGAATATGACGCTTCATTTGGAGAACCTCATTTTCCCTCTCCCCAGCCACTTGCTGGGTCGATAATGCAACTGCCACAGATGGTGGAACATTATATTGATTTAAACATTGGAATATTTGAGATGCAGCAGGGAAATGCAGAAGCATCTCCAAGGACATCATCTGGAACAATGATGATGGAAGATTTTGGACAAAGACGTTCTAAATCTAAGTTAAGAGATGTTGAGGCAAGTTTAAAAAGACTTGGCAAGCTTATGTATCATTTATCTAAGTCGCATTATGATTTTAAGAAAACATTTAGAATTGTACAGCCTAATAATGATATTAACGAGTTTACGATAAATAAAAAGCTCTATGATGATAAGACAATGGAATTACAAACAATTGAAAATAATCTAGCAGTTGGCACTTTTGATATACGTGTTATTGGTAATTCTACTATGCCATCTAATAAGTGGGGTGAGTGGAATGTATACATGGAAGCTTTCCAAGCAGGACTTATTGATAAGGTGGAAGCATTGAAGAAAACAGAAATATTTGATAAAGCTGGTGTACTTCAGAGAACTGATCAAGTTGAACAGTTACAAGGGCAATTACAACAAGCTCAAAAAGAAATTAAAAAACTTAGCGGTGATCTTCAAACAGCACATCGTGAAACAGTACAATCACGTAAGCAAGTTGAAGTTGCTAAGTTCCAAGGGAAACTTAAAGAACAAGAGTATGACTCCAAGACTCAAAATAAAGTTTCTATCGACAAATTATCTAATGCGGTCAAACTCGAATCAGAGAAATTACGTTTAGTAACAGAAGCAGAAAAGAAACGTGGTCAAGCTCGCAAATCCGAGAAATCGTAAAAATAAAGGAGTAAGTCATGTCAAACGAACAAGACAATATCGCTTTTGATGCAATGAATCAGGAAACTACTGGTCAACAAAATGCATTAGAAGTAGGGCAAGATGAAGGAACAGAGGCACAAGAGAGTTCTACAACAGATTGGGAGGCTCAAGCTAAGTACCACCAATCAGAGAAGGATAAACTCTTTGCTAGAAATCAAGAGTTAGAACAATACGAGAAAATTGGGAAATTTTTGGAATCACGACCTGATGTAGCACAAAAAGTGTTAAACGAGGTAAGTGGTCAGCCAGCTGCTCAAGAAGAACGTATTGCTTTAAAACCTGATGAGTTTGATCCTTGGGAAGCCTATAATGACCCATCATCCAAATC